CCTTTCTCTTCGAACTTGAATCCCTTTCGCATCCAGAATGCGTAGAACATCAACGGCAGCACAAGCTCGGCGGCTGCAATACCAATTTTGACATACCGATCTTTAACATTCTCTTCAATCTGAGCAACCTTAAAGCTCTTATCGCTTTCACGATTCTGAGTTTTGTCCAGATACTCCATTGAAGTTTTGTCTTCGTCGAGCTTCACCTTGTAAAGTTTCGCTAAGCTTTCCACTGCTGTAGAGTGTTTTTCACTTCCTGGATCGAGGGAGGCCAAGTTTTCGATTTCGTTCTTGATTTCCTCTTCCAACAATTTTTTAATTTCTTCACCCATTTTGCATTTCTCCTTTCGTTTACTGGGTTCCATAAAAGGAAGTGTTATTTGTGCGGAATGAAGTCTTTAGCCCTGACTCTCAGCAAGACATACTTCTTTGAAATTACTGCTTCAACCCGCTTTGATAGTTCCAAAAATAAAAAAGGACCATCCGGATCTGAATGGTCAACTCGAAGTGTTCCGACTAAGAAAAGTCGAAATACAATACCCGTAAAAATAGCGCCTACCAAAACGCCGAGAGCAAAGATAATTGCCAAGTTCATGTGCGTCCTCCTTTTAAAATGTTTTTCCAAATCTTCAACCCGGGGAATTTTTCAGATATCAATTTAACATGTTTTTCTGTCACCTGCGTACGGAATTCTAATCTAAGATAAAAAGAAAGAGCCGTTGATAGCGGCTCAATCTTTTTGCTAGTCATAGTAATGACGATAAGAAACTTTGTTTTTTCTTCGCTTTCGAGGAATTAGACTAAATAAGAAGTCTAATAAGAATTCTCCAAATTTAAATCCAATTCCCGCTAAAAAAGCTAATACAAATAATTTCATATGCTCACACTCCTTTCATAAAGGAGCTTGTTATTCTTGCGAACCCTCATAGACGATTTTCTTCCGCAAGTCAGACCAGGTTATATATCGTTCTTTTCGGCACACCGGGCAATAAAATTTACTTACCTTACCGCCTATGTCCGTCAGTTCGCTGCTTTCTGCCTCAAGTCTGCTCTGGCAGTTCGGACAGTTAAACCGATACACCTTCTTGACAGCCACGTCTACAATCTTCACGCCCTATCACCCTCTTTCTTGATTAAGCAGCCAGAAGAACCGTCTGTACAAGTCGTAATAAGTGTCCTTGCAGCATGGGATAGAGAATTTGATTCTCATGTAATCATAGGAAACCCCTTCCGTCACACCTTTCAAAATATAACAGGAAAGTTCCTCG